TCTGATTTCAAGAAGGCGAAAAGGATGGGCTTGATAATTAGGATCATTATTCTTCAGATTTAGATTCTTCTGCTGCTTTTTCTGCAGCTTCTTTTTGGATAATAAAAGTTGTTTTAACTTTAGGTGTCAGGTCATTAGGACCGTCTAAGGATGCTTGTGCATTCCCATTCTTATTTGTAAATGAACTCATTTTTCAGTTTTAATAGGACATTGATACTTCTGTTTCTCCCAAGGTCGTTTTTTCTTTATGGGAGTACATTCAGTTTCTAACTGTTGCTTAATTGCAACTTTCTTTGCTTTTTGATATGTAACTATAGGTACAATATCACTACACATACTATATACATTAGAGGACTCAGCTATCATAAAACCTTTACGTTGTAACTCAGCACATTTTAAAGCTCTAACTAATTCATAGTCTAGACGTTCTTTCTCTTCTCGTCTAACAGCTAAACGTCTGCAACTTTCTAGACCTCTACGATCTAGAGGTATCATGAAGTTAACTTGGCCTCCCCAGTTTTCAGATATAGTGTAGGTTCTTTGGTTCATGTTCTCATCGTATGGTACTGTATGATTACCCATATAGAACGGGCTGAACGTCATAGTAGCACCATTACAACTGATACCATCACCATAATATTGTCTAGACGGTGCTCCGTTGTTCTGGAATTGCACCGCCTGATTTGTTACATTCCCAGTCGCTGCTGCAACGGGATTGGAGGTGTTATTAGTTTCACCTTCTGCTTTGACAGGAGCTACTGAGAGAAGACTGACAAGGAGACAGTAGTAGAGTCCGTTTCGATAACTCGATCTATTTCGGTCAGTTCTATCACCTGACTTGCTGCTCTCGACACCACCTCTAAGGAAAAGTCGCTTCCAGCTGTATGGATTGTAAAGATTGAATCTGTATCTACTATCCCTCCAGAGCTTGCCGAAGTATGGGTTATGTTGTCCCCAGACCATTTGTTTAATGCTGCTCCATAGGTTGTAGTCGTGATTTCTTCTACTATTTCTTGTGATGTTGTTGTTGTACTGTTCATCGACCCCTGCGTAAAGTTTGGGGTTATAATTTCTGCTCTCGCTACCGTGGGTGATGCCAGTAAGAAGAGTAAAAGCCATTTTTTCATTCTTCCTTTTTTTTAGCCATAGGACAATTTACGGTTTGAGGTTTACCCCCGTTCTTATTACCAGTGGTCAAACCAAATGTCGCAAGTGCTCCCGTAAATACACTAGCAACGAACGTGATATCCGAATTACCTGATTTCTTAACCATAGGTAATTCTACATAGTTCATAGTTATTATAAACCCTGACCATACCACAACGCCAAGTCTGACGAATGTACCAAGGATCTGGATTTGATGTTCTTGATCCTCTGCAGCATCTTTTAGCTTTCCAAGGACTCCTTTTTTTTCTGGCGGTTTTGCTTCCATTTATCGACTTTTTTCTGTAGAAACTTTTGTATTTGTTTTTTAAGTTTATTAAATAAAGGTGTAGCTAAAGTGGTGGTTGCTACAGCTGCAACAGCTGCATAAGTAGCCGTAGCGACTACTGCTGCACTGGGTAAAGGTATATCAATATCAACAACAGGTATTGTATAATCACGTTGTTCTGTTTTAGTTTCCTTTTCTTCTTTCTCTTTAGGAGCTGCTTCTAGCTTTATTCCTTTAGGAGCTTTTAGGCCACTAGGAGGAATGACAATAGGGGGAAATACTGGCATCTCTCCTTCTGGAGGATCAAAAGGTATATCCAGTAAAGGTGGTATTTCTGGAAAATCTCCTGAATTAGGAAACTTCATGGATGGAAGTTCCATTAACTAGGTTGGGTAGGCCAAGTATGTGTATGAGGCCAGCCACTAGCTTTAGGTATATCTCTTAAAGCTTGACGATACGTTTTCCAATCATCAGATAAAGTTAGATCAGAGCTAGCTCTCCAATCAGTTTCTATTAATAGTCTGTCTCTTTCTGATCTGCTACGATCTGCTTTTTCTTTATCTATTTGCCCTTTTTCAGTGTCATCAGCTGTAACTACTTTCCACTTTTCATACCATTTACCATCTTTCTCTTCAATACCATCACCTCGTACACTTTCATAAGGTTGTGTGTAAGATGGTTGTGCTGTAGATTCTATTAGTGTATAACCTAAACCTGTAAAAGTATCTGGGGTTAAAGGGTATCCAAAAGATATATTAGGAAATTCTTTTATAACTTCCTGTTGTGTTTTAACAGCTCCTGAACTGTTATTTCTGTAATTTGCCATAATAAAATAAATTAACGTGCTATTGCCATAAAGTAGTATGTCTGACCTGATTTGTTTAAATTTCGAGAACTATGTTGTATAACTGTAAATCCACCTGAATGAGAATCAGCATAATTTCCTTCCCAAAGATTACTGCTGTTGTCTAAAGAAAATCCATTATCATAATTACTAGAAAAATTTATTCGATCACGATAAAGACATTCCCAAGTAGACCATTGGTTACCATCTTTAAGCATAACAAATTCAAATCCGTTGCTAAACCCACAAGCTACGTTTAGAGTACCACCGTTTCCTGTATAAGAACCTATCTTGACTTTACCTGATACTTCTTTAAATAGATGGAAAGTACTCCACTTATTAGAACCAGATTGATTCATAGTACTATCAGATCCAGCTGTCATATAATTAGTAGCTGCAGTTGCATTAAAGTTACTTTTACTAATCCAAGAAGAAGCTTGATCTGCTGGGTTATGCCAATAACTGCTATTATTTTTATGCCAAATTCTCCAACTAGCATTACTATGATTACGACCTGCTATCCACCAAACCATGTCTGGGGTGGTACCTAAATTATGATAAATACGATCACTACTACTACCTGAAGTGAGACAAGACACCGAATCATAAAACAAAGGGCATTTTTTCCATGCAGCATAAAAATACGTTCTGCCACTTTGATTGTATTGATATGTATTTGGTAACATTATGTGGCTTTCAACTTGACCTCCGTTTGATGTTTGATCATCTCGATCTCCATCAAACATATCATGTGTTTTATAACTACTCCATTGTGGTACTTGGTTTTGCTCACCAGTATTTTTGTAATACCCACGACCCATATTTCTAGATTGTATTCGTGCTTGTTGAGTAGAACCAGTAGAATCTAAACCTTTAATAAGAGTCATATGAGGAAAATCTATACCAGTATCTAAATCATACTCATCAGTACCGTTACCATATTTATACTCAGCATAAAAATAATCACTTATATTGGATGAGGCTGTTATGGGTTTTTGTGGCATCCGAATAGCATAGTAAACATATTTACCTGTGTTACTATTACTTCCAGTATTATTACCTGCAGCAGATAACCCTCTAGCACTTAAATGTACTGTTTGTTCTACATCATTACTCGGATTACTACATTGTTCGTTAGTATCTAAATTCCAAGCTAAATGTCCACTATGACTTCCGGGTGTTGTTCCACCTCTCATATAACTTGTAATCCACCAATGACCATCACTATGGTTATGTGGTTGACCAGATACACCAGTCATTCTTTTAATCAATACAAACTGAGGTTCCCACCCCATATTTACAAAATCATCTTGGAATGTTTCGCCATTACCAGTGTACTGACCTACTTTTACTATAGATTCGTTTTTATTAGCACCGAACTTTTCAGCATCTCCAAAAATATAAGCTGTATAATTTTTACCATTACCATTAACTAAATCGTAGGATCCGACACTAAATCCGGCAGCAGTCGGAGCAGTATCATTCCAGTATCCATTATAATCTTCAGCACCAAGAGTATTAAACTGAAGTCCATGATGCTCTGCATTTTGACTATTATAACCTTGATTACCTTTATGATAAATAGCCCAATCATGACCACTTGCATCAGCTTTGACCCAAATCATACAGGGGGCCGATTGTAGGTTATGGGGGATAACCCTACCTGCTGTACCGTTTCCCGTATATGTCACGACATCAAAAAAATGAGGAGACTTTCTAAAGGTAAGGGAATGGTGGTTCATGTTATTCCAGTTAGGATAAAAACCCCATGCTTCACCAGCTGTAAACCCGTTACTATTGAAAGAACTCATATGGTAAGGAGAACTAGCTGACTGCAGTGTGTTCGAAACATTTGTCATATAACCCTTACGAATACCATTTTCAGTATCACTTATATTAGGGTTCATACCTCCCGGTCCATTAGGTTTAATTAAAACCGCACCACCTTCGCCAGCTAAATCTATATTGTTTACGACAGAAAACTGACCGCCGTTACCTTCATACTCATTTTGAGCAAATACATCTTCTACATAAGTGACTGGAAAAGGTTTTCCTCCAGCACATGCAGCCATTAGTTTTATACTATTTTGATCCATAATAATTAATCCACATAATCAACAAGTGCAGCACCTCTCCAACGACTACCACTATTTCTTGTATGAAAATAGAATTGGTGAGTTTTACCTGTTGTTAAAGTAGGAGCAGCATCTCCGTTCCATTTAACTGAAGAAGGCCATGTTATACTTCCTCCGTTATGATCTATCTCTAAAACCATTGCATAGGAATCACTTGGAATTGATGAAAAGCTTATCGTAATATTACTAGAAACAGTAAAGTACCAGTAGTTACCCCAAGTTCCATATATACTTGTTCCACTAATATTTTTAATTGCTTGTCTTTGTGGTCCAGTTGTGTATAATGACGATAAACTACCTACTGCAGTAATACCTGTTTGAGAACCTGATACTGAACTAGCTGTAGCAGCATTACCAGAACAAGATCCTGAAGATCCACTTGTGTTCTGGTTTCCAGCAGTATTAACACCGGGAAGGTCAATATTTGCACTTCCATTAAACGCAACTCCACCAATATTTCTAGCAGTTGCTAATTGCGTTGCTGTAGCAGCGTTTCCAGATGTATTTTGATTTCCTCCAGCATTAACTCCGGGTAAATTAATATTTGCTGAACCATTAAAGGAAACTCCACCAATAGTTCTTGCCTGTGCAAGTAAAGCGGCGGTGGCAGCCGTTGTAGCAGTATCAGCGTTTCCAGTCAATGCACCAGTAAAATTAGTGCTTGTTAAATTACCTGTTGAAGGATTGTAATTTAAACCAGTATCACTTTCAGCTCCTTGTGCTCCTGTTGCTCCATCTACAAATATTGGGTAAACAGTTTCATTTGTTGCGTTATTAGCTGTAACAGTAAAGTCTGCAGCTGTCGATGCAACAGTAGCCCAAGTTAAACCTCCTGTATTACCAGATTGTTTTTGTAGGAATTGACCATTAGAACCAGCATTAGATATATAAAGATTATCTTCATCTACGGATTCAGAAGACATATGTTCTAAATCAACTGCACCTGCAGCTATATGCTCTGAATTTACAGCATCATCAGCCAACTTAGTCCCATCAATAATATCTGCTTCTAATTTAGCTTTTACTACTGATCCTGTACCTAATCTTCCAACAATATTAGCACTAGATACGTTAGCCATATCTTCAGCTGCTACTGCATGACCACCAGCTGTACTGCCGTCATGTACTACAAGAGTTTCTTTGTCAGTATCTACAGTGACCTCGCCTTCTGCACCAGTGAAGCTACCGTGTTGTGAGGTTGTACCTCTTCTTAATTTTAATAATTTAGCCATAGTTATGTAAGTGTTCCGAAGTCGATTTGTAGGTTGTTTCCACTGACAGTTCCAACTTCAGTGAGATTTTTATCATTGCAGTCTAGATGACCACCAAGTTCGGGTGTAGTATCTTCTGATACGTTTGATAAACCTGCAGCTGCTGTAACAGTCCAGATAGTACCATTATAGTATTTTAATACATTTGCAGTTGAATCGTACCATAGATCCCCTTCATCTAAAGAACTTGAAGGAGCACTAGCTGATATTCTATAAACATTAGCAAATGTATTGACATTAGTTATATTAGTTGCACATGTATCAAGTGCTCCTGTAGAAGATCCTGTACTGATAGCATCAGCAATGCTACCTAAATCCTCTTGTCTTGTAAGAGAACCTGAAACAATAGATATATCATCTAATACTGATTGAGTTGGAGAAGTATTTTTAAAACCAGTCCCATCATGTACTTTTAATACTTTATTACTTGATGAATCAAACCATAAATCTCCTACTGCTAATGAATTACCTCCACCATCTGTACTAGGTGCTGAAGAAGATACTTGATAAAGATCCGCAAAATTATTTACATCATTTATATTTGTTGCAACAGTATTTACATTGCTAATCGCTCCAGCAACAGTATTTACATTTGTTATTGAGCCTGCAACCTTACCAATATTACTGTCAGCAGTTGCAATAGTATTACCCATGCCGTTTCCATGAGCAGTGCAGTAATAACGTAAAGAACTAGGTGCATCTGAAGCAACGTCAAGTGTAACTGTTGCTCCTGTTTGACCTTCAGTACCGCTAGTTGTAACTCCTGTTGTATATGAATTACCACTACCGTCTTTAAATCTTAAAGGATGCCCTGAATTACTAGAGGC